GCGGCGACCTGAAGAAAACCATCGCGGCCTACAACTGGGGCCCCGGAAACCTCAGCAAGCACGGCCTTGGCGCTGCTCCGTTCGAGACACGCAACTACGTGGATCGGGTCGGTGGAGCAATGCAGGGTGGCGCGCCTCAGATCTCGCAGAGCACGGTCATTCACGTCAACGGCACGGATCATCCCGCCGCTGTCGCAGCACACGTCGCCGGGCACCAGGACGCCACCAACGTCTCGATGGCCCGAAACCTCGTCGGAGCCCTTCAATGAACGTCGTCAGCCCGGACCAGACGACGGTCATCATCAAGCAGGGTCGATCCATTTCCGGCGTCGTGCCGAACGTGGTTGTCCAGGAGGACATGAGCGACACCCTGACGATGACGGAGCACCCGGTCGAGTTCGGACCGACCGTCACGGACAACGCCTATGTCAACCCATGCGAAGTGACGATGCGCGTCGCTTGGTCGGACGCTAGCTTGGCGTCCAACAGCGGATCCGCATTCACCTCGGTGGCCGACGTCTACCGCTGGCTGCTCACCTTGCAGAAGTCGCGCGCGCCGATGGACGTAGTCACCGGTAAGCGTGCCTACGCGAACATGCTCATTAGGTCGCTGGGCGTGACGACCGACCAGAACACGGAGAACGTCTTGGCCGTGGTGGTGACGTTCCGCGAGGTCATCTTGGTGCAGACGCAGGCGACGACCTTGTCGCCAGAAACCCAGGCTAGCCCACAGCAAACGGCACCGGTGCAGAACCTGGGGACGAAGCAGCCGCAGGCCGTCGACGCATCCAAGGTGCCGGCGACCGTTCCCCATTTCAGCGGAGGGCACTGATGGCCGTTCTCGAAATCCCCCTCGGAACGGGCGCGCAGAGCTTCAGAACCACGCTGCTTGGCATCTCATACCAGTTGCAGCTCGTATGGCGCGAAACTATCGAAGGGGGCGGATGGGTGCTCGATATCGCTTCGGCCGACGGCACGGCGCTCATGCAAGGAATCCCACTGGTGACGGGCTGCGATCTGCTCGGCCAGTACGCGTACCTGAGCATTGGCGGCGAACTTTGGGTAGCCACAGACGGCGACCCGGACGCTGCGCCGACCTACGACTCCCTCGGCGACACGTCGCGCCTCTACTTCGTGACCCCATGAGCGACCTCTATAAGCGCGCCTGCTCACTGGTGATCGGTGACGCGAGCGGGAACGCAATCGACCTGTCGGCATTCCGCGTTAAGTTCGTCATCAAGCAGGCGCTGATTCAGACGCCCAAGCACGCCGACATCACGGTCTACAACCTGCGGCGCGAAACCGCGCTGCAGATCCAGAAGGAGTTCACAACCGTCGAGCTACATGCGGGCTACGAAGGCGGGTCGGGGCTGATCTTCCGCGGCTCGGTGATCCAGGTTCGCATCGGGCGTGAAAACGCGACGGACAGCTATCTGCACATTTTGGCGACCCACCACGATGCGGCATACAACTTCGCCGTGAGCGCCCGGACACTCGGGGCGGGGTGGACGCAGGCCGATGCGCACGCGGGCATTGCGAGCGATTTCGCTTCGAGAGGCGTCGCGGTTGGCAGCGCGCCTAGCCTATCGGCAACGCCTGCTCCGCGAGGAAAGGTCTGCTTCGGACAGACCCGCGACCTGGCACGCCAGTTTGCTGAAGCGAACGGCGCGCACTGGAACATCGACAACGACCAGTTGCAGGTCTGCCGTGTCGACCAGGCACTACCTGATCCCGTGTTCGTCCTGACCTCTAAAACAGGGCTGATCGGTCTACCAGCGATGACGATCGACGGCGTGGTTGCCCGCTCCTTGCTTCGCTCAGAGATCCGAGCTGGCGCGCGTGTCCAGATCGACAACGCGAGCATCCAAGATGTATCGATCAGCCCATCAATCGACTTTGTCAACGTGTTTCCGTCGAAGGCGGCGGACGACGTCTACAAGATCTACTACGTGACGCACACCGGCGACACGCGGGGCCAGCCTTGGTACACGGACATGGTGGGCGTCTCCACGGCCAGCATTCCCGCGTTCTCCGACCTCTATCTCAACGCGGTTGTATCCAATGGATCCTAGAGAGCGCTCGCACGACATCGAGGAACTGATTCGGTCGGCGATGCAGTCAATGCGCGCCGGTTTGTGGACCGCCATGCCTGGTCGAATCGTGTTCTATGACTCGACAGCGAACACGGCAACCGTTCAGCTCGGAATCCGAGCGGTCGGGCGCGGCGAGTCCGGCCGGCAATCTGCCGTCTCGATTCCTGTTTTGCCTGACGTGCCCATCGTGTTCCCGCACGGTGGCGGCGCCACGCTGACGTTTCCGATCGCCGCGGGTGACGAGGTTCTGGTGGTGTTCGCATCGCGCTGCATCGACGCGTGGTGGCAGTCCGGCGGCGAGCAACTGCCGTTTGAGCCGCGCATGCACGACCTATCCGACGGCTTCGCCATTCCAGGCCCGATGTCCCAGGTCAAGAAGATCTCCGGCATCTCGACGGCGACGGTTCAACTGCGTTCAGACGACGGCGCTGCCTTCGTCGAGATCGACCCGGCGTCGCACGCAGTCAATGTGACGACGACTGGCGTTGCGACGGTGACGGCTCCGAGCATCGTGCTTGCTGGCAACGTCCACATCACCGGCTCGCTGCAGGTCGACGAGGCGGCGACGCTCACCGGTGCGGTGACTACGGGCGCTTCCATGGTGGTCGCGACGACGCTATCGATCAACGGCGATGACTTCGGCGGCCACGAGCACACCGGCGTCAAGGCCGGATCCGACATTTCTGGCGGTGTGGCATGAAGTACCGCAAACGAGACGCCAACGGTGACTTCGTGCTCGGCACGGGCGCCGACTACTGGATCGACCAGCCCGAGGCTGTCGCCGAGGCGATCCGCACGCGGCTGGGCCTGTTCACCGGCGAGTGGTTCCTCGACACGACCGAGGGAATGCCCTGGCGGTCCGACGTGCTCGGCCGCGGAACGCAGAACAGCTACGACACCGTCATCCGCGCGCGAATCCTCGGCACCACCGGCGTGACTGAGATCACGGGCTACACCAGCAGCCTGGACCGCGACACGCGACGACTGACGGTCTCCGTGACCGTCGACACCGACTACGGCACCACTACCGTCGACACGACCCTATGACCTCGCAGACCGCATGCACGGTGTCAGACACCGGAATCTCCGCACCGACCTACGACGCGCTGCTGACCTACTTCCAGACACAGTACAAGGCCATCTATGGACCCGACGTCGACCTCGACGCCGACACCCAGGACGGCCAGTTCGTCGCCATCATCGCGTCAGCCGTCAATGACGCGAACGCGGCGACGATAGCCGTCTACAACTCGTTCAGTCCCTCGAAGGCCTCGGGCGCCGCGCTCGCCTCGAACGTCAAGATCAACGGCATCTCCAAGAACCTCGCCTCGAACAGCCAGGTCAACGTCGTCATTGGCGGGGATGTCGGGACCACCATCGCCGACGGCGTCATCATCGACAGCATCAACTCGGCGCGGTGGGACCTGCCGGTGTCGGTCAGCATCCCATCGGCCGGAACGATCACCGTGACGGCTACCGCGCAGCAGTCGGGTGCGCTCCTTGCGCCGGCCGGCACGACCACTTGGCGCATTGGAACTCCCACGCGCGGCTGGCAGACAGTCACCAGCGCAGCGGACGCCTCGCCGGGCGCGGCTGTCGAATTGGACGCGGCGCTACGCCGCCGGCAAGCAGACTCTGTCGCTCTTCCGTCGCTGACCGTACTTGATGGGCTGGTCGGCGCGGTGAAGGCGATCGACGGCGTCACCATGGTTCAGCCATTCGAGAACGACACCGACATCACGGACGCGAACGGAATCCCTCGGAAATCGGTGGCCCTCGTCGTGCAAGGCGGTGACGCCACTGCGATCGCCACTGCAATCATGAACAAGAAGACGCCGGGTTGCCTCGCGTACGGCAGCACGATCATCGACGTCACGGACAACGTCGGCATCGTCCACGCGATCGGCTTCTCGGTGCCAGCAGCGCAGCGCATCGTCGTCGCCGTGCAGCAGCATGCTCTGTCCGGGTATACCTCGAACGTCGGCACTGATCAGAAGCAGGCGATCGCCGACTACATCAACGCGCTCGGGATTGGCGTCGGCGTGAAGGTGATTCGCCTGATCGTGCCGGCCAGCCTCAGTGGCGCGGCCGACTCGTTGACCTATGAG